TATAACCATCTCCACCACTGCTAACGGAGATATCTGTTACAACGCCAACACCAGTAACTTCAAACTGGAATCCAGAACCATTTCCAGAGTTTCCTAGGTCTGCATCTGATGCAGTGAGAATATCACCAACAGAATAGTTATCATCTGCTAGTGCGATACTGACTTGAGAAACGTTACCAACACCAACAATAACGTATTCAAATCCAGAAACGTTACCAATCTGTGCTGGTGGAGCAGATAGAACATCACCAGCCAGATAACCAGAACCTTGATTTGTAATTAAAACGCTAGTTACGTTTACATCCGCACCACCATCAGTTACTGTAATGTCTGCAAGCATTCCATTACCAGAACCACCAGTTAGGGTTACATTTGTAAATGTTGCCTGTTGTCCTGCACCAAGTGGATTTCCTCCAGTACCACCAAGTTGAATAGTACCACTGAAATCAATAACTGTAATGTCTGCCAGTGCATTTGTACCAGTACCACCAGTTAGAGGAACTGCTAGATAACTACCTCCAGTGTATCCACCACCACCTGATAGAATTTCACCTGCAATTGCTGCTACTTCTACTTCTGCTCTTACTCCTTTACCAGTTCCTCCAGAAAGAAGAACGTTTGAAAATGTACCAGGAGCGTAATCAGCACCACCATTTGTGATGGTAATACCAGCAGCACCAGTTGGAATAGATGAAATTAAAGTTCTAAAATCTTGTAATGCTGTTAAATTAGTCTCTGAAAAGTTAGCAACCGTTGCACCCTTTGCTGAGATGTATAAACTCTCATCACCTTTGAAAATACCAACATCAATTGCATTGGTGAAGTATAACGCTGGTTGCTGAGCACTACCATCGCTCATACTGAAAGCACCAGATCCAACCGAAGTCTGGACTGTAAATAGATCTTGAGCGATCAGGTTTATTTTTTGCCTTTGGGTTTCAAAGGTGTCTGTTCTAGCAACGGATCTAAGAATTGCCATTTTTAATTAACTCGTGCAGTAGTGCCTTGATTTCAGAGATTTCTTCCTTCAAGTTATTTATGTCTTCTATGGCAGTGGAGAGGTTTTTAGTTTTTCTCCTTGCCTCAATGGCGGAGCTATCTTTGTTAATGATAGCTCCTGTATTCATATCTCTAACTAGACCATCATGACCCTGTACTTTTGCAAAATCCATTAGAATGAAGCAACAGCACGAATGTCTTGGATCTTAGGTACAAAAGCGGGATCAACTCCCTTCATCACAATCTTGACAGCAAAGGAAGAAAACTCTGGTAAATCAGAAACGCTGTACTTCAAATCTTGGTAAGAAGATTGTTTTTCAACAACTCCAGAAATTGTATTTTCACTGGTTGCAATTTCCAAGGTGTCTGGTTGTCCAGACTCATTAAAGTATACCCAGTCAATATCATCAAAGTTTTCTTGACTGGATGCCTTCTTAAATTTATAGAGAACTTGGACATCTGAAATGTTCTTGACGTTAGCGGTCAAATGAACATCAATTGCAGATGCTGGACTTGAGATGGTAACTTCTTTTGTAACATACTTAGCAACAGAAGAACTGTTCTTGGATGTATTGTCAGAAACAAAATCAACACCAGACTGATAAGTGACGGATCCAACTTCCAAGAAATTGTTTTCGTCTTCTGGTTGTGCTGGATACTTAACAAAATCTCCAACTCGGAAGATGTCTGGAAGTTGTGCAGCAGTCTCAGCATTTCTATTAAATAGAACGTTATCAATAATTCTTCCAGTGTAATCATCATTTATTGGTCTTGTATCATTTCTCAAAATCAGTTCCTGATTGAGAGTGTTCCAAATTACAGACTTACCTGTGATTACATTGTCATAAGTATCCGCTAATACTGATGGATTTCTAGCAACAATTGTAGAAGCATCTTCAATGTCAAAGAATACTTGGATTGGATTTGAATCAACAGAAACATTTGTTAATTCATCATTAGTTCCAAGAGAAACCAATTCTCCTCTTTGGAAGAATTGTGAAGTCTTGACTCTCACATAAGCAACATTACCAACCATCTTGGCAATAACACCACTTGTCTTTGTTGTCTGACCAACAATGGTTTGATTTGGAACAATTTCTGTTCCAGCATTGCCAGTTAGTTCTAATTGATAAACTGGATAGAACTTAATAACTTGATCTCTTCTACCAAATCTATTTTCTGTTCCCTTTGCGTTCTCAATTCTATTACTAATAGTCTTGATTGATGCACTTGAAAGATCGATAACAGGTGACAAGTGAGATACGGATGATTGTAAGGTCATCTTATATGTCAAAGATCTTCCAACATTGTTTAGAGTTTCGTTGATGTCCGAAGCAATTACTTTTTGGTTTGTAAAGTAATGTGGTTCATTCAAGAAAGTCTTCTCATAATCTGACTGAGAATATGAAGTGTAATTTGTTGTTGAAGAATCTACAGGGATAATATTAGTTGTCTTAACATAAGACTCAAGTTTTGTTCCTGTAAATGTCAAGTAATGAACTTGTGGATAAAGAACTTCATACTTTCTATTGTATGAAGCATAAACTTTATTTCCACCACCAACAGAGTTGGATGCTGCTTGTGAAGCAGACTTGATTGTGTAAGAATCAATACCAGAACTAGAAACCTTAAACAGGTTGCTATTTAAAGATGAAGCGGTAATACCACCAGTCTCTTGTGCTGTTCTATAGAAAACGTAAGACTTACCAGAATCTTCGAATCCGTTGTCTCTGTGAGAAACTTTTAGAACTGAGTTGTTGTTTTTGAACAATAGAGAAGAAGCATTGGAGTTAGAACTTGCGTTCGTCTCGAATGGATTGTGATCTAGAAGTTCGTAACCGAGACCTTCGTTCTTCAGTAACAACTCAGCAGGTTTAGAAATATTAAACTCTGCGCGATATAAAGTAAACTTGAGATCTTCAAAAATGTCTTCCGTCCAACTTTCTGTATTCTGTGATCTATATACAGAACCCAAAGATGGTTGTGTGGTGATAACTGTGCTAGTTGCAACATCAACTTCTCCAAGTCTTGATACCCACATGGTGTAATCAGTTGAATCGGTCTCAACAACTAAAGCATATTCGGTATCATTCTGTAAATAAACAGGATATTCAAACCCAAAGTGTGTTGGAGTTGTAGACTCTGTTACTTCGCCCTCATCGACCGCTACACCCATTCTGACTGCTGGGGTATCAATCTCTATAGTAGTTTGCAATTCGCACCCTCCAGCGCCATTTCCGACGCCTTTGACGACCACTGAAGGTGGTTCTGTGTATCCAAATCCACTTAGAGAAACTTCTGCGTTATAAATCTTGCCATCTGAAACTTCAATTGCGGCAGTTGCTGTTGCTCCACCTGGAAGTTGTGGACTTTCAATTGTTAAAATTGCGCTACTGTAATTTTGACCAGGGTCGGTAACTCTGATTCCAGAAAGTTTTCCACTATCTTTTGCAATAGTAACAGAAAGATTTGTGTTATTTGCAGCGTTTGATTTAGTTAGGTTTGCAATAACTAGGTCTTCATTTTGTACAAATGACTTACCATTATGATTGCTTAGAACAAATGTATAAACTTGTTCGTTTGTTAGGAAATATTCTCCTGAAGAAGAAGCAACCAGTTCTACATTATTTTTATCAAAGATTTGTAGAAGAGGACCAGAAGCAGCAGATGATGCTCCTGTTACTTTTTCTCCTTTGAGTAAAGTTACATTTCCACTAGCGTAACATTTAAGGAAAGTATTTGGTGAAAGAACTTTCTCCGTTCCAGGAACAATACTCTTTCCTGGTTTTTCGGAATCTACATTTGTGATGTAAGTCTTAATTGGAATATTTGTGCTCTTCTTATTGAAGAACAAGTCAACACCAGTAACAAAAACTCCCCCATCAAAGTTTTCTACCTTGAAAGTTTGTGCTAGAGGATTTGGTCTTACTGGATTATCTGTGTTGCTATCAATTAGTTGAACACCTTCATTCGATTTGAAGTAAGATGGTTTTGTCGATATAATACTTGCAGGATTTTCTGGTAGAAGTCCCGTAGCATAGTATTTTACTTCTGCATAGGTATCAACACTATCCTTTGCCTGGTTAGTTGCACTAGAAGTAAATCTGAAAGTTAGAACTCCAGATGTTAGAGAAATTTCCTCTCCACTAGTATCATAAGCAACTGTATCTACATCACCAGTCCAAGTTGTGTTTTCTAGGGGTGGATATCCTGCAGGAACAAGAATGATTCCACTGGCATTGCCATATGCATCAGTTACAATCTCTCCATTAAATGCGGACGGAGAATTGCCAGCGACTCCTGTAAATCTTAAATCTGGATTTACCCAGCGAGATACGTTTCTCCCTTCCAAGAATGCATAGATTCTTGTATTTGGTTTCATTCTTCTGATAACATACTTAACAGGAACACTTCTGGCAAAGAATGATAGTGATGTAGAAACGAGACTCTCACCAACACTCTTAGTCTGAATACCCTTGCCAATTTGATTATTTTGTGGACTAATGTTTGATGAACTTCCAACAGAAGCAGATGCTACAGATGTAGATGCCTGTTGAAGATTGTTTTCACCAAGAGAATTGATAGATGTAAATGATGTTGATGTTCCAACCCAGTTAACTACAAATGAATTATAGAGACTGGAGAAACTTTCCTTTACGTTTTCTTTTGCTAAGAAAATCTTGAATAGATCTGTATTTGTATCTACTACTAGTGGTGCTTCTGATTGATCATACCAATGATCAATCGATGGAGAAACTTGTCCATCTCCAACATATTGCAGAACAACAAATGGATTTGGATTTAGAGTTTTCGATGCAAAATTGTTTTGAATCATCGAAAGGTGTGAATATGGAAGAGTAATAATATCACCACTCTTTTGATATCCAGAAACTGCTCTTTGATCTTGTCTCGTATTTACTTCCTTGAGACTTACACAATCTTCTTTTGATTGTGGGCGAAGAACTGATTGCTGACTGTCAATACCACATCTATAGTCAAGTGATTGTAGATTGCCTACTCTATGTGCTTCAAAATTATCAACAAAGAAACCAGACTTAAATCTATCTAGTCCAATGGTGTCCTTTACCTGCATGTTTAGAGCTTGTTGCTCAAGAATGCTAAGTGTGGTGTAATACTCAAGACGCTCGATACGCTTCTCTAGTTTACCAATATCTCTCATCGTATATCTACGATTATCTACAGGAGTAATTCTTACATCCTTGCTAGACTTCGTGAATGCTGGAATGTATGCATAGAATAAAGGAACTGCGTCTTCAATTGGATCTGGTTTTGTTGGATTCAATGAAGAGTTACCTTCTTTGATAACAAAATTTCCTTTCTTATCTAAGAAAACGCCATCAATTCTATCTAAGTATTGAACTTGACTGAATGAGAAAGTATATTCCAGATTAACGTCTGGGGCAGGAGTGCTTGCTAATACAGCACCAGTTCCAGAGAAAGAACCTTCTGTGACTTCTAGAGATGCTTTATCTAGATAACCAGGAACAATTGCGTTGCTGTCTACTTTTGGTCTAAAATCGATTACATTCTTAAGTTCTACATTACCTAGAACAGATGAGTTGAATGATGGAATTTCATCTTCAGCAACTCCTGCTTCATGTAGATAACTATCAATTGTGCAGAAATCTCCTTGAGATTGTTCAAAATAATCAAAAGCAATTAGAAGTTGACCAGTTGCTGGTTCAAATCCTGGTTTCAAGACAATTCTTGATACATCATAAATTGTATCTCTTTGACCATTGTCAAAAGTATATCTGGATGTTACTTCAGTACCAGAAATCAAATTACCTGCAGTATCAACTTCTGGTGGCTGTGATGCAGTTCCTTCATAAACATAACGAAGTTTAAATGCATCGGAATATGAGAATGTTTCGACCGAATCTGCATCATAATCAGTTCCTCTAAATGGAATGACACGATCACCAGCAGAAGAAACAACGATTCTTCTATTTCTAATTGCTGTCTTAAGTCTTGGTTTTGCGTTAGAAACTTCTAGTGTAGCAGTCAACTTTAATTTGGGGAAAGTTCCATTTGATGGAATAGTTCCAAAATAAGTTGGTGGCAGATTGAGACTGATACTACCAGATGTCAAACCACTTGCATTATCAGTAGCAGAAGTAATAATAACATTATCAGAATTTACATAAATGATATCTCCTTTCTCAATGTCTGGAGCATCACCTGGATCTAGAACAGTAATGACATAATTTGATTCAGAGAAAGCGGCAAATCTTTGTGTTCCAAATGGCAGTTGTGCTGCAAATGAAATAACTCCACCTCCACTAGAAGCAGTAGTTACAAAATCTCTTCTGAAGTAATACTTAATCTTGGTATCATCCCCACCAGAAGAAATTTTGGCAACTTGCTTTGTACCTGTTTGGAATAGTAATGTTCCAGAATTGGTATTTGCTACTTTTGGTCTTAGTCTAACAATACTAGTGTTTGAAACTGTTCCTGGTAATGCAACGTCTAAGTAGATCCTTGTTTTTGAAGATCCAGAAGGAACCGTTGCATACTGAACAATAGCACGAACTAAATTGTTGTCATCATCTGAGAATTGTACGAGATCTCCTTGCTGAAGAACAACGGATGCATCAGCACTATAACTAGTAGACTCAACAAAGTTTTGACCCTTGGTTCCAAAGAATGTAAAACTTGTTACTGGAGTTAGTTCCGAATACTGCTGGTTGTCAACTACAACATCCGCAGAGAAGATGTTTGCATTTCCAGAACCATATTGACATCCAATTGATTTTACATTCTGTGGAGTGTATGTTGTTACAGAATTTCTGAACAATACGGGAACAACTGCAGCAGCACTTGAACTATTTGCATTAACAGTTATTGCTGGTGGTTGAGAGTATTCAACGGAAACAGAATTTCTATTGATAATTCTTACAGAGTATACTTCACCAGATACTGTTTTTTCTACAAGAATCTTTGAACTATCATATTCAAG